CAGTCGACTTTCTAGTTTTCTTAATTAAAGAAGGTGTTTCTTTCCAGTCAAATCCATATATGTGTACATCTTTTATTTCTAGATAATCAAGCAAATATAATATTCGAATACCGTTTGAAGGCTTTTTACTTAGATTTTTCCTTAAGTTAGATAATAGATCATCCGTATAACGAAAAAAATCAAACCTTGAATCTTTTACTTTTCCTATTAAAATTTTATATTCAACTTCTTTAATTTTTTGCGGAATATTTGTACATATACAATCTTTTCTAGATCCAGTATATTTCGTGTGATCTAAATCGATCCAATTAAATCTTATAGTAGGCCGCGAATCAATTTCATGGGCTAATGGTGTTTTTCGTAATATTGATTTTGCATTTCCTACTACAGATACTCCATCTGCAAATAGTGTTTTTAAATCTTCGGGTTTCATTTTTTTTCTATTTTAAAAATATAGCTATCATCTTGATTTGACATCTTCCGAAAGTCAAGTCTTGTTACATTATGTTTTTTAATTTCAGATAAGAATGGCATGAATTTAAACATATTATATTTTTCAGGTCGGTCCTTTAACCATTTATTTTCCATTTCTTTTGTAGTAAGAATATCAATTGGCCATGCATCTTCAACATAATAAACTCCGTCTTCTTTAAGGAGCGGGAAAAAATTATTAAATGTTTTAAGATTTGCTTCCGGGGTGTGTAGCCCATCATCAATAATAACATCAAACTTAATATCACCAAAATGCTGAATAATTTTTTTAGTAAGATTTTCTTGTGTGCTATCAGCTTTCATCCAATGTACACGATCTCGCTTGAGCACCGGTATATCTTTTTCAGATACACGAGTAAATATATCAACTCCATAAATTTGTGCATTAGGAAGATAATCATGAAAGGCTTCTAAACTAGTTCCTTTCCATATTCCAATTTCTAAAATATTAATTTCTTTTTCTCTTAACGACAAAAGGTGCGCTTCATATTCTTTTACATAATTATGCTGTAAGGTACTTTTATCACAGTTGTATTTTTTAAATAATTTATCTAACATTATATTACTCCAATAGATGCAACAATATGATCACACATTACACTTTGCGGTGCCTGTAAATATAGATTTCCTTCTCCAATATGAGCGCTTCTTACTCTATCAGCAAAACCTACACCATCTCTTTCTATATATTCAACCATTTTTTGGGCGGCTTTTGGGCCTACAATATACCCTGCAGTAGCATTCATGCCAGAAAGAGGATGTTTTATAATACCTGTTTTCTTATCCCAATCATGATCATAATGTCTATTCGGTTCGTATTTTTTCATTTTATTAGCGCGACTGCATTGATATAAATTTTTAGAATTCCATTGATTTTTAGTACAAGATATTTGAATTATCCCATCATCTATAGGATCGGGTGGTTGTCCTATAAAGTAGGCATCATGTTCAAGTATCATAACAGCTTCATCAAATTTTACTGCATGTCTATATAATTTAAAATGAGTTATACCATTGGCAATTCTTGTACAAGGTGCCGTTTTATTTGCAAAATCGGTCATATGAGATTTTACTGGTTTATATTTTAAATTAATATTTAAATCTTTTACAGCAGAATCAATATCTTCGTGCCATACAGAGGGATATAACTCTAAATCAATATTATACTTATAAGACGACTTGAGACAGCGGTCAGCCGCATTCTTAGATTGTGAAATTTGTTCAGTATATACACAGACCGCTTTCATTCTATCGCTTTCATAAGTTCATTTACATCTTCACCCTTCTTTGGAAGTTTGTCCTTTAAAAAGAAATGGACAAAGTTGCATTCTTTAATTTTAGTATTAGCCGTATATAGACCATTCCATTTCCAATGAAGGTTATTTACTCTCATGTTTTCTTCTTTAACCCACACATTGAGAAGCGTTTGATCTGTTGACCACTTCCAAGCGCCAGCGCCGTCAATAAATGGTTTGAATCTTGGCCTATTTAAAAATTGATGAGGAGTTTCACCTCTTAAATATTTTTCAATAGATTTATTAATTACCATCATACCCATATTATAAAAGTTTGCACCAGTATTTGACCAATTAAATTTAGATCTAATCGGATTCATGCCGTATTGCATTTTACTATAATTTTTTAATTTGTTTTTGTATTCCTGAGTGATAGGTGCAGTATTTTCTAATACTCCAGCAAAATCAACAGCAGTGCCAACAGTGGTAAAAAGGCAATCTTCGCAATTAGGCCGTACGTAAATATCAGCGTCAATAATAGCAATTTGATCGTACGACTTGAGGTAGGAGAAAGCATTTTCTTTCTCATAGATCGGAAGGAATCCACCATATTTTTCATATGATTCTTTGCTCCTATTAGTTGAAAAGATATCGGGCTTTATTCTTAAGATTGGTGTGCGCTGACATTCATAGTCAGCGCCGATGCGTTTAGCATACTCTTTTACTGAAGCCGTACAGTGATCATACAGTTTCGACTTCTTGCCCGTATATACTTGGTAAATTAGCGTTTTCATTTTCATAACTTTCTATAATCTTTTTAGCAAGATCTGAAGCTTCTAAGAATCTTTTACGGAATCGATTCTTTTTTGCGCCGTGATTTAGGAAATAATATAAGCTATCTATATCGCTATTATACGTAGGTAAATCATAAGTCTTTCTAAAACTTACAATTTCTTCAAACTGATATCTATTTGAAAGTAATTCAGCCAACGATGTATTCATACAGATCACTCCAGCTAGCCATTAAAGGGAATTTACTATTTGTCATATTATGACCATGTTCAATCAAAACACTTTCTAAACCAAGCCTATCGCCGAGTTCAGCATTTTCGACTTTGTCTTCTAACCACAGAAGACCAGAGTCTCTGTAAGGTTCTAGTACTTCATCTTTATCGGCACCAGTATCACAGAAAATAAATTTTTCAAATGCTGTTTCACCGAATAGCTTTTTAGTATTTTGAATACGAAGAGCCTGAGCATTATGATCAAGCGAAAGAGAAGTAATCATATGAAAGACATAGCCATGCTTACGATGCAGTAAGTCAACATAATACATAGCATCACGTAAAGGAGGAAGAAATCCAATAGCAGCTGATTCGTTAAAAAACTTAACTAATTCTTTCTTTTTATCATTAGTTAATCCATAACGATCGCCCATATCATAATGACCTGGGCCGCTAGCTAGCATTTCATAGCCATGAGCTTGCATCCACGTATTAAATGCATATTCCCAATTCATAAGTACTCCGTCACAATCTGTGAGGATTACTTTATTCAAATTATCAATCATATATTTCTCCTTAATTATAGTATTATTCTACACTATAACTAATGGAATGTACACGTTTTTGTTTCGTTTAATATCAGTAACTTAAGAATTTAATTGCTGTGGCTCGTCTTCTATATAATCTTCTTCATATAGGACTTCACGTAATAATACTTGAGAGTCTGCAGAGTAATCTGTCTCTCTTATTCTATTATCTTTATCAAGCGAGTGTTTTTTGTTTCGATCTTTCTTTTTATTGCGAGGATCGTATCTCCCAAACTTAGCCATTAAAAACCTCCTTGGCCGAATTCTCTTGTATTTTCAATTTCAATTGCAAGGTCGTTGTGACCCCCAACATATTTTCCATTCCAGAATATTTGTGGTACGGTTTTTGCACCAGGTACTTTAAGCACAAACTCTTCCATAAAAGCAATACCGTTTTTTATATCATCAATAGCTTTATAAGTATATTGCAAATTATTTTCATCGCATAGTTTTTTAGCGCGTTCGCACCAGACGCAGTTTGCAGTTCCGTATATTTCTATCATTAGTCTATCTCCAACATTTCTTTTGTCATGATATAATCTCTCACCATACCTGATCTTACGATATCATCCCATCCAAACTGAATAGTAGAGAAGTTTCGCATTTGTTCTAAAATCTTTATGAACTTAAAAATCCCCTCTTTTTCATCTTCAAATCTGAAATCAGTTTGCCTATAATCTCCACAAAATATAATCTTAGAATTCTTACCGACTCTAGTAATTACTGAATCTAGTTCATGAAAAGTTAAATTTTGCATTTCATCTACAATGATAATAGAATCATCAAACGTAGCTCCGCGAATAAACGAAGTAGATTCAAACATAATATTGTTGTTCGTAATTAATTTATTCCAAGAAGCCTTATCATTAAAAAGCTCGGTACAGATGTTCCTATACGGAATAGTGTACATATCTTTCTTTTCTTCTGCGTTACCGGGTAAGAATCCTATATCTCTTGTGGGTACCGCAGATCTTATAATAATCAACCTTCTATGTACGCTATCAGGATCAAGTAGATCTTCAAGCGCCATGTACATCGCAATAAAGGTTTTACCAGTTCCCGCAGAACCAGCTAAAACAAGATTATCCTCATCGTCCCAAGCTTCAAACGCGGCTTTTTGATTTAGAGTGATCGGCTCGTATTCTAAAAGATCATCGAGCTTTACAGTCAAAGAATTATTTTTTTTCATTTTATAGTATTATTTTTAGCAGACCCAGTTTTAACACGACTCAGTACGTCCTTAAATCCAGAAGGAATACGAGAATACATATCTCCTGTTCCTCCAATAATTTTAGGAGCTTTCATTACCTGCACAAGATCAGGCATATGATCGATTCTTTCTTGTAATTCTTCCCATGAGCAAGTAACATCAAACTCTTGTAGGGTTTTAGTATCTTTTAAAGTATATGTTGGCATTTTATTTTTGTAGTGACCGACCGGAATAATCCGGCCGGCCAGCACCTCCTAAGCAATCATTAATTTTTTATCAGCTATGTGACATCTTAAAAACTCTATTTTTCGGGTTAACTTATTAATTAATCCTTCATCCACTCGCTTTCTGTTTTTGAGTTTTTCAATATAAGTTTCTAATTCTAACACATCTCGTTCGAGTCTTTCAAACTGCGCTGGCATACAATCTCCTGTTACTTTTGAATTAAATTTGGAAATGCCTCCTGAACTAATTTCTTGGTGATACCACCACCAATATTCTCTTTGTCTTTCATATTAATTATTAATTCAGCATCTTTATGGTGAATCGCTTCTAACATATCGATAAATATTTTTTCGCGGCGAACCCCGGGTAACTTGTCACCGGCAAGACCCTTAACAAAATGTTTAAATTTCTTATGATGTTTATGAAGAGAGCTAGGCGTACTTTCTTCTTTATTTGGCTCATACGGCGGTGTACCAGGCGGAAGATTCCACCTAACTATATCGTCATATGTACCTTTTAACAAATCTTTTAGAGCCCAACATTCATGCTGTTGAAGCGTTTCGATTTTGCCTTTTTTAGTTTTTTCATTCCGGGCTTTTTCAATAATTTCCCAGACTTGTAATGAAACTTTTTCAACCATTAAATAAAATCTCCAATATCATCGATCAATCTGCGACATCTCTTTTCAACTAAAAATGGAAAGACTTTATCGCGATTAGACCATTTATCCTGTTCTTCAAATCTATATATAATTTCTTCTTTTAGTTCTTGAGGAGTAGATTCTAAATCTATAAGCTCTCTATTCCTTTGCATGTTACGTAGAACTTCTTGGCCTTGAGACGACGGATCATTCATTAGAGCTTCAATGATTGGCTTACGTAGAGGAGTTTGGCGTGAACCATCCACAAAAACATTATCTCCGCTTAGAACGTTAGGTACACCGTCAGATGTATCGCCTTTCAGTATAAGTTCAAGTAACTGTTTTCTTGGATGCTCTTCTTTAATAAACTTTTTAGTCATAGGAGAAAACTGTGATATGTTATTAAATTTCTGCAGCTGAGCAAAGTCTTTATCTGCAGATATAATCATCACATCTTCATGCTTACCAAATTCTTGAGTATTATACGCCAATACACCAATAACGTCATCAGCTTCGCACCTATCGACTTTAATAGTTTTATAAGGAAAGTTTTCACCAAGTTCTTCCCATACCAAATTAATGATACGAAAGATTTCCTGCCAATCCATCTTAGATTCTTTACGATTCTTTTTACGTGCAGCTTTGTATTGAGGAAATGCACCATAGCGCCAATTGTTTCCTGCATCACCGGCAATAACGACTTCACCATATTTTTCTTTAAACTTAGAACGGTACATACGAATAGAATTCAGAATCATATGGCGAACCATATCTTCTTGTATATCTAGCTTTTGTGTTACGATATTGCTGATTGCAATGGCGCTATAGTCAATAAGAATCATAATAATCTCCTAGTATATAAGCCTATTCTAACACGTCGTCGTCTGAATGTACACTTAAAATGTGCTTTCTATGAATTTTTCCTCCAATAAAAGCGTTATAATATTCTTCAGGTTTTAATAATACGTCATATTTAAATTGGTATCTCATCTCGTAATAATTACATTGGCCTTTTGTTTTGCATAACTTTAATATTTCTCTATGATAATTATCTTCGCCCTTCTCTTCTACCAAAAGCTTGACTTCTTTACTTGAGCCAAAATATTTACGCCAATCAGATTCTGCTCGTGTTCTGACACGTCTTTTACGTTTTGAATTTTTTGGTAAAATTTTAGGTTTCCAGAAAAACTTCTTACCGATATATTTCATACCAGTATCTTTTTCAGTTATACAGTACACAAATCCCTGATATTCTTCAGGCGTTTCGTTAAACTCTTTATCTTGATAGTACCACATTATATAGCTCCGTTATAGAACTATATATCATTCGTCTATCTCTTTAAAGTCTGCCATTTCTCCGCACATAGGACATATTGCGGGGGAGTCGTCACCTTCGATGACGACTACCTTCACAACATTATCGCATATTTCACATTCTGTCCAATAGGTTTCTTCTTCCATTTATGCCTCACATGATGCACAAGCCATAATATCTCTTACTAGTTCTTGTGCTGGGTTTGCTGATCGTTGATAGTAAAATGTTTTTACGCCCAATTTCCAACCTTCTATAAGTAGTGCATTCACATCCTTCGTTGAAACTTCAGGATGAATCATAAGATTAAGCGATTGGGCTTGATCTATATATTTCTGTCTTGTAGCAGCCTGTTGAACAATAGACAATGGAGTGATTTCACTGAACGTTTTAAATACTGATTTTTCTTCATCGCTTAAGAAATCTAAGTGCTGGACAGACCCGCC